AACCACCCGCATCAGAACCATAAGCCCAACTACCGCCCAATAGAGCAATCCTATATCCATCCCAAGTGTTGTTCTGATAATAGTAATCACCAACAGGAAGTGAACTGTTTCCTTTGACTTCAGAAGGTAAGAACAGCCAATCATACTTTGTGGAATATCCCATTGCTGAAATATATCCATTTTCTGATGGAAGTGCGAAACCAATATTTTCATAGTTATCTGTTTTCTTAGATTCAGCATAATTAAAATCTTTACAAACATAGCCTAAAAATGGTTTTCCAACTTCACAATAGAAATTTAAACCATAAACAAATTTCCAAATGTTACCCCAATAATTTTCAACACCACGATAACAAATAGAAGTTTTACCATCTACTGTGTAGTCTGTTGCTGTACCACCTTCATATGTGGTTGTTTTTGTTGCTCTGCCTGTTCTATTACCAAGTGAAGTAGTTGAACCTGTTGCACCTGCATAAGAACTTGTTGTGTCAGTTCCTGTTGTCCAAGGTAAGGAAACAACACCCTGACCAATAGCAGTCTGAAGATTCATCATTCCCATTTCAACAATCATCAATAATTGTTCCATTGATGCTGTCTTGATTCCAAGTGAATGCCATCCTTCACCCCTGTTCTTTGCCATCTGTTCAATGTTTGGTCTTGTCAAGTTCTGTGATACACCTGTTGCAGGTCTTGCCCCTGCAATGGAACTGAACTTGTCTTTGGAAGCATCCATGACCTGTTCATCATTCAGCATATAAGCATTTGCAGATGTGTCATAGATACATCCTTCATATGCTGACATCAGGATATAATCAACTTCATTTCCATTCTTATCATAGAATGCAGGGTGAAGTTTGAATCCTGCCCTTTGTGTTTCACTGACATAGTAGTTTGCTTTTCTTAAATGATAACCATAGCCTGTTTCCTGTCTGTCATATTCAAGTGGACACACAAGATAATAGAACTTAGGCTGATACACCATGACCTGACCATTTGAACCATCTTCTGTGTAACCTTCATCACCATAGTAAGCATTGATTGTTCCACCATCAGACACATTACATCTTTTTCTTCCACCATACATTTTGAACTTGTCAAAGTCTGCACCTGCTGTTAGATTCTTTGCACCTGCTATTCTTGTGCAGGTCTTGTTCTTATAGTCCATAGTGATACCAAGAACATCTTCTGTTTCAATCATTCCAAGATATGCTCTGATGTCTGTGACACCTGACAGAATTTCCTGTGCATTGAAGTCTTCACTTCTTAATGCATCAAGGTTTGCTTTTGCTGAAATATTTTCAGCAGTAAGCTGATTGAATACATTGGTTGCACTGTTGGTTGCATTCTGAAGGTTGGTCTGTGCTGTTGATGCCTGTGCAATAACACCTAATAAAGATGACTGTGCTGACTGTGCTGAACTGATAACTGCATTCAGGTCACTTCTTGTCTTGGTTGCATTGCTGATTGCAGTATCAAGGTTATTCTTTGCTGTGTTACCTGTTGATGTACTTGTATCAAGGTTTGATTTAGCTGTCTTTGCATTACTGATTGCAGTATCAAGTGCAGATTTTGCTGTGTTTGCTGAATTGATGGAAGAATCAAGATTTTTCTTCACATCATTTGCAGATGCTGTTGCAGTCTGTGCAGTTGATGTTGCTGACTTCAGTGTGCTTTCAGCATTATTTGCTGAAGATGTTGCTGAAACCAAGTTTGTTCTTGCTGTGTTTGCTGAATTGATGGAAGAATCAAGATTCTTCTTTGCTGTGTTTGCTTTAGTTGTTGCATCAATAAGTGCTGTTGTTGCATCCTGTGCTGAAGCAACCTTTGCATCAAATTCTGCAACAGTTTCATTAACATCATCCTTGGAAGCAACAATCTGATTCTTGATATCCTGATAACTGTTATTATCATCATTGACTTTATTCAGTGCATTGATGATTGAACTTCTGACTTCTTCACCATAAACAGCATTTGCAATTTCATCTGTATAGGGTTTAATGTTTGCCATTATTCTTCACCTTCCTTTTCATCTTCTTCACTTTTCTGATTTTCTTCATTCATGGTTGCATAGTCAGATGCTAATTCAAGATTCTTCTGCTTTCTGACTTCTGCAAGGATATCTGACAGAATTCCTTCTATCAGATAAGCAGGAAGATTTGATTCCTGAATAACTTTATTCACAGAATCAGTCATCCTGATTTTTGTATTTTCTAATAAAACTGATAATGGTATATTCATTTTTCTTCCAACCTTTCCAACCTTTCAATTACTTCCTGTAATGCCTTTGTAATGACAGGGATGATTGCAGTTTCATCAATTTGATAACTGTCACCTGTGTACTGTCCTTTTTCATCATGTTGTGCAATCTTTATTACATAACTTTGATTCAACTTTTCCATTTCCTGTGCAATGTAACCACAATCAACATGATAATCTTTATTCTTCCAATCAAAGGAATAATGTGGAATTTTCATGATTTCATCAATTCCACTGATTTCAGAATCAATGATATTTTTCTTCAGCTTTTTATCAGATGCCCATGCTGTCAATCCATAAGCACCATATAATGTTTGAATTTCAACATAGCATGATGACATTACATTCCAAATAAATTTGAATTTATTACATCCTGATGCAACAGGTAAATTCCACACACCACCATCAGCAGGATAAAAGCATATTGGTGAAAACATAGATTCAAGAATAGATGCAGTTGTACCAATTACAAGTTTTCCACCTTGATGTCCGAAAATGTCTGTGTATTTGTTCGCTTCAATTCTAAGACCTGAAGCATCCAAATCAATCTTGCATCCTTTTGAATCTGTAATGTTGACTGTTGAACCTGTGATTTTTGAACCTGTGATATTACCTGTGAATGTTCCATTCTTTGCAACAATACTTCCATCACTAAGGACTTTGAAGTTTTTATTTGCTGTCACAAGACCTTCAAGTTTTATTTTGGAAGCCTTGATTGCAACTGATTCAGCGGATTGATTGATTGAACTGATTACTTCAGAATAACCAACCTTTTTCTTCACTTCTGATTTGATTGCATTTGTTGTAACTTCAATCTGTGCTGATGTGGAATAAGATTTCAATGCTTCTGAAATCAATCCTAAAGCTGTTTCTTTTGCTGACAGTTTAATTGAATTTGCAGATTGATTGATTGCTGTTTCAACTTCTGTCTTTGTCCAATAAGATTTCAATTCTTCCTGAACATTATTTTCAACATCTTCTTTTGCATCAGTGATTTGTCTTTCAACTGATGTTTTATATTCTGTTGAAATATGTTCTGCTTTGATTGCTTCACCTGCAATCAATGTTCCAAGAATCTGACCATCCATTGTCATTGCAAGTTCATAACTTCCTTTGTAACCTGTCTTGGAATATCCAAGACCATTCAGATTCCACCGCCAAACACGTTTAGCAGTATTCTTATCATTTGTGTCCATGATAAGAAGTTCATCTGCATTTTCACCAAGAACAACATGACCATTGGTTGCTGTTTTAATAAGTTCAGAAGCATTCTTCTTTGCTTCTTCAAGAATTTCAGATTTCCTTGGAAGATTTTCAATCTTATCTTTGATTGAAGTCATATTTGATTCTGTCTTTGTTGATAAGCTAGTCTTGGAATAGGATGTTCCAAGGGTCAACTTATTGTTTGATGGTTTGTCCAAATAGATTGTCATTTCTGACACAGGAAAAAATCTATCAAGACCATTAGGTGATGATGTTACCCTGATTTCATCAAGGACTTTGATTCTTTCCATATCCACATGAAGCATGTGAAGGTCAACAGCAGATACTGTTAATGTAATCTGTGCAAACTGAATATCTGACAGATATTCCTTTCCTTTTCTTAGAAGGTTATCTGCAACATGAACATCATCCCATTTAACTGTTTTGAAAATCCATCCATAGCTTTTGACTGCTTCCTGTGAATACACATAGTCAACACCACCATTGACATCTTTGATTGTCAGATAAGCATCAAGACCTTCAACTTCTGTGACATCTTCTAATCTTGCACCAAGTGGAATGACTGCTGTGACAATATCAGAAGCAACCATATCATGTGTGAAGTCCAATAAGTTTGAACCAAATTCAATTACCTGTGTGTTTGTGTTTGGATAATCAGCAAGGTAATCAAGATATCTGACACCATTTTCTTTTCTGATTCTCAAATAACCGCCATAGGTTTCCAACAAATCTATCTTGATGACTTCCAATGTGGATTCCCAATTGGTATATTTGTAAACATAATCATTGTTATCCTGAACAGTAACTGCACCAACTTTGAATGTTTTATCAATGCCCTGATTCTTAACCTGCTGATTATGGATATTCACCAAGGTTTCAAGATAACCCCTGACTGTCAATCCCTGATATTTTGCAGGTCTTTGAATTGAATCATTGAAATATGCAAGTTCACCTTCACAAATAACTTTCTTTCTGTTGTATAAATCCTTTTTAATTTCCACAACCCTTCCACAAAAGATTTCTTCATCACCATCATAAGCAGTAATGACCGAAGTCAATTCATTGACTTCTTCATAGTGTGGATGTTTTGGAAGAATACTGAATTCAAAAGACCCTGCTGTGTTTTCCCCAATCTTCACAGTTGGGGAAATCAAAACAAGGTCTTCATCCCTTAAATCATACAAAGGGGAATCATTACAATATACACGATACATTTATAACGCACCCCCTTGATATTCAATTTTGACTGTTCCATTTCCTTTGAATGTCACATAATTTGTTCCATATTGAAGTCTAATTCCAAGAACCTGTGTCTTTCCTTTTGGAAGATTATATGTAACACCATCAAATGTCACAGTCATTGCTTTGGAACATGTGAATGTCGGTGATACAATCTTTCTTTGGTTCTGCAAGTTGACCTGCAATGAACCATTGACTGTGACTGCATTCACTCTGATGAAACCATTCTGAAAACTGAATGTGTCCCACAACCATTTTTCACCATTTCCATTTATATCAAGTCTGTAAGGTTCACATTCAGCATCAATTGTGATGGTGCATAACCTTTTGGAAGTTTTGAATGAATTGATTTTGCACCTGCCTGTGTAATAATAGGCAGGGTCAAAATCCATTTGAATTCTTAACTTTTTACCATGAAGGTAATTTGCAACATCAGCAACTGTTGATGCCCAATATTTACTTCCTTTCAGAACTGTAAAAGTAAACTGAAGTTTTCGTGTTTTATACTTGATGTCATCATTCAAGACTTCTGATAAGTCAATAACACCATCAGCACCAATCACATCAACTTCTTCCAACTTTGGTTCAGGAAATCCAATATCTTTGTCAGTCAGGATTAGACCAAAGTCATCATATGAATTTTTTGTTCCAAATGTCACTGTCTGCATTATTGTCTTTCCTTTCTTTTTATAATCTTACCAAGTTCTTCATCCATTGCAGGTGCTGTTTCTGCAACCAATGCACCTGTGTCAAGAACCAACTGACCTTTGAATTCAGGAAACCATTCTTCAAAGATTGCAAATAACTGTTCAAACCAATCATTCAAGGCTTTCACAATTAAGTTGTCATGATGACCAACTGCATCCTGAATGTCATTCATCAGATTGCTATGTCCATACATAATTTCATCACCTGCTTCACCTGCACCCTTTGCAGTGCCTGTGATAGGATTCACATCAAACAATGTTGGTTGTGTGAACATGAAAGGACTGTCCATAGCTTTCTTATACCAACTAATTCCAAAATGTGGAACACTTGGTGGTGTTAAGCTGAAAGAACCACTGATTGAAACATGTGGTAATTTCAAATGTGGTAATGACCAACTGAAATTCATGATTGACTTGATTCTGTCAATAGCACCTGAAACAACAGATTTACATCCATTCCAAATGCTTGTGAATGAAGATTTAATTCCATTCAATACACTTGTTACAGTTGATTTTGCACCATTTAACCCACTTGAAATAGTGGACTTAATACCATTGATAACTGATGATACAGTTGATTTAATTCCATTCCATACACTGCTAAAAACAGATTTAATTCCATTCAATATGCTTGTGATGGTTGATTTAATTGCATTAAATACAGAAGAAATCACTGACTTTATTGCGTTGATGACTGTTGTCACAACAGATTTGATTGCATTCCAAATTGTAGAAAATACAGACTTGATTGCATTCAGTGCTGTGCTGATGAATGATTTGATTCCATTCAATACAGTTTCAATCACTGACTTCAAATTATTCCATACTGCCTGAACAATTCCCTTGATTGCATCCCACACTGTTGTAAATACTGTTTTTATTACATTCAGACCAAGCTGAATGATAGATTTCATAAGTTCAATACCTGCTGAAATCAAATTCTTGATTGCATCCCACACTGTTGACACAATGTTTTTAATACCATCCCACACACCTGACCAATCACCTTTGATTAGTGCTGTCACTGTTTGGATGACTGCCTGAACAATCTTCAGTGCTGAATCAATAAATGTGCTGATATAATTGAATGCATTTGTTACTACATTGATAATGTCCTGACCCCAAGCATCCCAAGCCTGTTTGACAAGCTGAATAAATGCTGAAATCAATTCTTTCACTGCTTCAATAACAGTGCTGATTGTTTCTTTGATGGTTGCCCATGCTGACTGAACAGTGTTCCTGAAATCTTCATTGGTGTTGTACAATGCAACAAAGATTGCAATCAATGCTGTGATTGCCACCACCACCAATCCAATAGGACTTGTGATTGCACCAAGGACACCTGACAGACCGCCAATAGAACCTGACAGTGATGATATAGTTGATATAGCTGTTCCAATCTTACCAACCATTGAACCAATACCACTGATGATTTTTCCACCAATAATCAAAACAGGTGAAGCAACTGCACCAATTCCCATTGCTGTTGCAATCATGGTTTTAGTGTGGTCATCAAGACTGCTGAACCATGTTGTTGTCTTTTCCACAATACCACACACTTTTTCAAGTGTTGGTGCTAAAGCACCAATGAATGCCGTACCTAATTCAATACCGCTGTTCTTAATCTGATTGATTGCTTTGTGTGCCTTGACTGATGGTGTTTCCAATTTCTCCAATGCTTCACCAACATCATCTGTATCAGATGCCATTATTTCAACTGTCTTGTTAAATTCATCAACACCACCATTCAGGATTGCAAGACCTGCCTTTCCTGCTTCAGCAGATGACCATAATTCATTGTAGGCAATACCATTTTCATCTGCATACTGCTTTGTGACCTGAAGAACATCAGCAAGTGACATTCCTGAATTCATGCATTCTTGGAATGACTTTCCTGTTTTTTCCTTGATGACACCACCAAG